TGAAGAACCTCCTCCATTTATTTGTGCTCCATCAATCAATGTTGCTAAAAAGATTTCGCCTTTTCCTAAACCTTTTGGTTCAATTCTAAATAAATCATAAGCTAATCCGCTACGGAAATTTACTTGATTTAATGCTTCTTCTGATACGCCTGTTTGTGAATACAACATACTAGCAAACTGATTGCATTGTTCTTGTTGTAGATTGTTTAAAAATTGTAATGTAACAGCATCTGCTTCTGTTGGAAGTAAACTTAAAAACTTGCGAAATTGTTCTGATTTACCAGCAGTAGTTATAGCATCTACTAGTAATTGATTTTCTATAGAATCAAATTGAATTGCTTCTGTAATAATTTGTTTTGCACTGCCTTTGGCTCTTTCTACAATTTGTCGAGCTTCATCTGTTGAAATGTTAGCTACTTCTAAAAGAACATGATAAAGCACTTCATAGTCTTTTGCGGTTGAAGGATAACCTTTTGGTAGTCTGTAACACCATTCTGTTAAAATTAAATCTATGTTCATATTGTGATAGTTTTTATTTTTAATATAAATATTTACGTAGTTTATTTAAACTATATTTTTACAATTTAAAAAATGCCAACGTTTCATTTGTGACGGACTGCCAATTTTATCACAATGAGGACATGATATTTTATTTTTTGCTTTATTTTTTAATGTATAACTTATTTTATTTTTTGTTTCTTGCGTTATTATTTGCAATTTTCGTTTTTCGCGGATTTTGCTTTTTGTTTCATCAGAAATATTACGACCTTTATTAGATAATCCCAAGTTCCTAACTTTTTCTTGTTGAATTTTTTTACGTCGCTCATATTCGCGCGAACTAATATTATAACTACGAATATGCCGTTTATTTTGTGGATTCATCATTCTCCACAATGCATAATGTAACTTATCATTATCTGGATATATTTCACAAAGTAATTTATGTGCTACATAATGTTCACGTGCGGTTAAATATACTAAATTTATTACATCATTAATACCCCCTAAACATTCTGGAATAATATGATGTTGTTCATAATAGATATGATTATTTTTTACGCGCGTTTCATTTTTTGCGCGAGCTATCAATTGTTGATATATTTGTTTATAATTCATTTAATATAAATATAATGTAACATATCATATGTATTACCAACTTTACATTTAACCGGAAAATTTCCATGTTCTAACATGTTCTTGATTTGAGGCAATAAGTTTTTTGCTTCTGAAAATTCAACATCAAATAGTACTGAATCATATGTATAAAGTATCATACTGCTTTGATATGATTTTAATATGCTTTGTACTTGTTGCAATTTTTGTACAGATACTTCTGTTTCTGTTGCTTGTAAATAGTAATTAAATAATTTATTTGCAGTCATATTTTTCAATGCATCTGCAGTTAGGCGCCGTTTAAGAACAGGCGTTTCTACATAATGCTTTGATTTCCATTTAGCCCATAACTCATATATAAATGCGTTTACTTGCCGGAAAAATGGTATTGATAAAAACTCTGAATCTATACCGCCATAAAGTAATCGAAATGTAATCTGTTTGCTTTCTGCACGTTGTTCTTCAGTTAATTCCGTTACTCCGAAATAAAATTGTCCTAAATAATCATGTATCGATGCTGTTGGAAATTCGTATCCAATAAGTTTTGCAATCAATCTAACATGATATGAATCAAAGTCCATTTCAACAAGTGCTCCATTTTTAAAACGACTACAAAAAGCTGCTCGTGTGCCATCTTCTTTATTCATTGCTGCAAAATTGAATCCTCGAAATGCATTACTAGGTCGACCTGTTACGGTATGATAATTGTATTGTGAATAAACTCGTCCTTCTTTTACAATCTCTGGCATACGGAACTCTTCTGTAACTTGTAATCCTGCAGATTCAATAATAGCAAATACACGCGGATATGTTGCATTGAACTTAACGTATGAATCGGACATTTCTGCATTTGCACACATCGGCCAAGCATAGTGTCGAATCTTTTGACACATTTCAAAATGTTTTTGTAATGGGACTATTGCATTAACATGGGGCATTGCATTATGTCTGCGCCAATAAAATTGATGAGCAGCAGTTGGATAATGTCCTTCTTCATATGCTTCTCCATATGTATACCACCACAATGTTTTTACATCCCATACAGCATCATTACCTCCGATTTGAAGCCACTGCTTCTTATCATGAACAAAGATATTCTCTAATTGCAAAAATGCAGTTACATGTTGTGAAAAGCCCCTTAGTTGTTCAGTATGCCGTAACGGAATAATGCATTCATCATTTGCAGCAGTATATATGTATATTGCAACTAATGGATTTTGCGAAACATGTATTATGGGACTAGAAAATATAGGAACAAGTAATGTTTTATTAGAAACACATTGCTCTAATATGTTTAGTACATCTTGTTCATGATCTAGTATCATACTAGTATAATATGAAAAAAATTGCAATTATCCAAGATTGATATCGCGCGGGACTACAAAATCAGTGTCTGTATAATATTGTAATGGATTTGTTAATTTTTTTGAAATACCCGGTAAAGTTTGTTCCATTCTTTGTATTTCTTTTGTATTTAATTCAATAACACCAGGAACTTTTATCGGCAAATTTTTTGATTCAACGGGGCCTGTTATATACCATTTACATGTTGCTGCTATATAAAGATTATCATCTATTTTAGTACCATATGTTCTATATTGATCTTCTGAAATTTCTAAAAATATTAATTCGTTAGCTTTTTTTAAAAAATATCTAGAAATATATCCTTGTTTTATATCTTCTGCAGAAATTGAAATTTGTATAGGTAGAATTTCATTTCTAGTTACTTGCCGTTGTGGACGTATATTTTGATATGTACGTACTAAATTAGGTATTTTTATCAATGGAACTAATAGTTTTGATAAAGATTCATCCCAAGTACCTCTAGTATACGTTTCATTTGTTTCAGTATATTTATGATACAAACCTTTATATTCTTGTTTATCTTCAGTCATCCATTCGTCACCAAATGTATATAAATTCTTTTGAATTTCTGATTCTTTATATTTTAATTTTTTTCTAGGCATATTAATCAAATTTTGGCATCATCATACATGAAACTTGAGTAGTCCACTCACCTTCAGTTGTAACATTATGTGTTAAACTTTTAATAGTAAATGTAGTATTTATTTTATATTTATCTGGTAATACAGGAAAATCTAAAACATCTCCATAACGTAAACCATTAATCCCATCAATTGTAAATTCAGCTTCAATTGGAAATGTTGGAGCAGATACTTGATTAGTTTGTTGTATAGTAGGTTTTGGATACTGTATATATTTTGATAATGCAACTTGTAGCTGAGATTGTTTTGTTTTATTTGTTGGATCTGAACCAAATTCTTCTCGAGCTTTTAAAAGTTGATCTCGATATTTTATATGAGTTGCAAAATACTCACCAGCCAATTGTTTTGTTAATTCTGCGTTACCGCCATATGTTACCGTTTCATTAAATGTTCCTGGTGATCTTAAGGAAGTACCGTTATTGTACATGAAACTAATATATGGACCTAATTTATCTTCAGTAACTTTATCTGTACTATTAATAGAATACATTAAACTTTGAGCATTACTAGGAAGTTTACTACTTAATTTAAAATCTCTAATAACACTACCGTTAGGATGAGATGCATACATTGGTAAACTAAATGGTTGTACTGGATCTAATTTAAACCAATTTGCATCTCGATAATATAATATTGTATCATCTTCCGGATCAGTAACTAACTTCATATTTATTGCACCACCCGTTGCTGTTGAAATTCTAGCACTTAATTTTTCTAAAAACATAGAAACAGTAAATGTTTTCTTATCTGCAGATAAAATTGAATCTTGTATTGTTTTAATTAAATTCATACTAATTAGTATGTTTGCAGGATATCCTAAATTTTCTCGTTTTTCTTTTTCTTGTAATTTTGAATAGTTATAAAAAAATGGTTCATCGTCTTTAAAACTTTCTTTTCTAAACCAATTCTTTTGCCCGTACATATCTGTTTTATATTTCCAGTTTGGATCTTCATTTGAAGTTGAATTTGATAATAATAATATATTTTCTGGTTCCGCAGAACATAAATGTTCAAAATAGTTTGAAAAACATGATGTAAATTCGTTTCCGCATCTTATAGCAGGTTGTGCTGCAACTGTTTTCAATTTGCTTAAAATTTTTACATTAATAAAATTAATTAAATAAGATAATGTTATATATTGAGGATTTGTTCCTGCTATTGTACGAAAATTCCAATAATACCAATCGGGAGTATTAATCAATGCTTCGTCTAAACCTGCCGTATCAAGCTTCAATGCATTAAATGCATAATATTGATCAGATGGTTGTTTTTTTCCAATTGCTATTTCAAATCTAGATTGTACTTCTTTATAAATTTCATTGTAGAAATTTGAACCAGAAGTTATTGTATTATTTTCTTTATCTAAAGCATTATCATCTTTACCGGTTTGCATAATCATGGTCATATCCGTATAAATCTGACTAGTTCCTAGAATATATACTGTCATTGAAACAGTACCATCTTGATTATATGAATATTCAAATGCAGTTATAACTCCTTCGAACTGCAGTTTATTCATTTTTCGCAATTCATCATATTCTGAATCAGCTTCTGGATATCGTTCTTTAATTAATTTCCTATTTGGCAATGCAGATTCTGTTAACATTCCTCCGAAAGAACCGGTTCTTGTTAATAAAGCAGATTCTGGGTGTTCAATCCGTAGAAGACAATAACGACCAGGACGAGCATAAATTCCTTCCATAAAATTCAAATCTCGTTCCGGATTAGGAATTGTAATACTAATTGTTGCTTTATTTGTTGTTCCTTTTGTATTATCATTGACTTGTAGTGCTGCTTGTGTAATAAATGGAGGTATTTTTTTTGAACGATCTATATATGTTTTTTCATTTTCTTTTAATATTGATTGCAACGATCCGGTTTGAGCAGATCCAGCTTGAGCAGATTCTAGTTGTGCTTTTATAATTGATTCATTGCTAACAACCCAACGCTGTTCTTTAATTTTATATGATTTATCTGTTAAAAATCCGTCAGGGCCGCCTGGATTATATTGTCCTGTTAATACTTCTCGTCCTCCTAAAACATGAACAATTTTATTTTTATCTCGTTTATTTCCTTCATAAGCTGTTACAGAAACATTTGCTATTTTTTCTATCATGTATCGCAGTGCCGATTCACTACGATCAGTTATGCCAGCACGGCCGCGAGCATTTAATTCTTGTTGTAAACTTTCATTAATCTGTGAAAAAAATATTTGACTCATCTTGTTGAATTTAATCGTATAACATTTGTTGCTGCATCACTTACGTTTGGTATTCTTAATATAGTACCCGGTGGTATTACCAATGACCCTTTTCCTAAACTATTAGCTGATGCAATAACCCACCACATTGATGGATCATTATAAAAATCTTTTGCTAGAACATCTAAACGTTCTAACGAAATAGTTTCTATGAACGTTCCGCCAAATATATTAGGAGGAAGGGTTGTCTGTAATCTAGTTTTGTCTGAACTAGTTTTTATTGTTTTGAAAATATATCTCATTATTATACCAATTAATATGTTTTTTTTATTCGTTTTCTAGTTGACTTTCTGCAGTAATTCCAGTTTCTTTTGCTTTTGGATCACCCGTTGATCCTATTTTATCTTTATCTCGTTTTAAGTCTCTAGCTTCTTGTCGTATTCTATAAATTACACTTTGTAAATCATCTGGACGATCTGTTACAACATCACTTAACCAATTATCATTTCCAGGTAATGGACCAAATTCATCATAACGTTTTGTCAATGAATAGAATTGACCACCTTTTTGTGGAAGCCAATCAGTAATAACACCAAATCCAACTGATACTCCAATTTTAAGTGGAACTTGCATATTTTCTGGATCATCTTCAATATTAATTTCCCAAGGCGAATCTGCATCACCAAATGTATATGATAATGAAGTAATAACAGCTGGCACTTGAAAAAATAAATCTCCTACGGTTATACGCATCCAAGAACCAACTAATCCAATGCTTTTTTGTGCGGAATAATCAGGTGTGGTATAACCAGCTAATGCATTTAATTTTCTATAAATTGGTTTTAATTCATCTCTACTAGTTGCATAAATAGTGAAATCTAAACTTATGTCTCTAGAAAATGATTGATAATGATAATTTTGATCTGCACGGCCGATCATAGAAACGGGATTCCATGATGGATTAAATGTATCTGTTACGCCATCAATCGTTGCTCTGAATACAATTACATCATCTGTTATAGTTCTATCATTGATGGCATTTGGAGATAATTTAGGCCCAGTAAAATAAAACTTAATAAAATCTTTTGTTTCGCCTAATTCTCCCGCAGCATTATTAAGCCATTGTTTTTTGCTTTTAGAAAAAAATGTAGACCAACGATATACATCTTTTAAACTTACTGATTTACGAAAATCAATAACGTTTACACGATCGCCGCGGAATGGTATTACTTTAAATAACGGATTAAGACCAGTTCCCCATTCTCCTTTTGTTATTATTGTATTTCCATCTGCATCTGTTGTAGTTTTTCCATATTTCCATCCCGTGTGTATGTGACTACGTAATGTGAAATCTAGTTTAAATGCATCTGGATTTCCGTGATCTCCCCAACCATACCCGAAAGTACCAAATGAATCTCGATTAAAAACATTGTATATACCACCAGGAAAAATTGTTGCAGCTAAATATGCAGCACCTTTAAAACTTTTTAATGTATCAGCTACGCCTTTAATACCTAAAGCAGATGCAGCAACCGATGCACCTAAACCATCTAGTCTAGTATCTGCAGAGAGGCCGGCCTGAGTATCAAATTTTCCAAAAATTGTTGTTGTACTATTTGATTTTCTAGATCTAAAATCATTATATGCTCGTCCTGGAAGATTATATAATTGATTAAATGGTGATGTTGAATACTTAGTTCTATCTCCATTTTTTGCAAAGAAATCAATTGAATTTAATATGGGCGTTATTTGCGGAATACCTGTATATGATGTTGCTAGTTGTCCTAATAAACGTTTTCCAATGTCTATAGAAACCGCTTTAAAACTACTTAGACGATTTGAATGTAGTGCATTTTGTTGAAACAATGCAAATTTTTCTTGACGTGATTTTATTTGTTGTTCTCTTGTTGCCATTGTTATCCGTTAATTGATTGATTTAATTTGAATCCCAATTGTTCTTGTGCAACTAATGGATTATAATTAACATGTATTGACATTTTAGATAATGCAGCAACGATTGCGTTTGCAATTGCATTCCCATCTGAATTTTTACTAGAACCCATCATTGTATCTACTGATTGTTTTAGTGCCCCAGTACTGGTACTAGCTAATACCGCAGCTCCATCTGGTATCATTGCAAATTTATCATTTTTATTGAATTGAACTAATCCGTCATTGACTAATACTGCATCATCTGTCTTGTCTGTGTTGATAGGGTTTACTAAATTATCGTCAGCAGCAGGGTTATCGCGAACACCGTATATGTTTTTGATTGTGTTGTTCATCAACTCAGATAATTGATCAAAAAATGTTCCAGCAATTGGAATTTTTTTAGCTAATTCGTCAATTGGTTTTTTTAAACCTAATATAACACTACCTTCATTTTGTAAACTTCCAACTAATTGTGCTAACTCTTTACTTTGAAACATTTGAGTAAAATTTTCTAATTTTGGTTGTGCTGCAGTAACATCAGCTGAAGCAGATGCAATGATTTGTGATTGCGATTGGTTGCCCATCATCACGCGAATGCCTTTATCTTTTACATAAGTATAAAATTCTGCTAAAACTTGATCGGTTGTTTGTACCGAACTTTCTTTTCTAATTCCTTCTAATAATGTGGCTGCATCTTGATTTTTTGAAGCAATTTCTGCCATTTTTGCCTCAAATGCTGAATCAGATAATGCCATTATATTACCGAGATCTTCTTCAGTATATCCACTTTGTGATAACAATTGACGAGCCTGTTTCATGTTAGATAGTTGATCAACAGTAAACCCGGTCAAATTAGCCAATTCTTGTTTTGCATAATGATTATTACCTTCTAAAATTTCTCCTTGAGATTTTAATAAATCATTCATCGCCATAACCATATCGTGGTCGTTTCCGCTCAATTTAGCAATTCGCAGTTTTTCTGTAATACTTTCACCTTGTTGATTCACTAAACGTTTACCACTAAGCAATTGATATTCTAATTCTTTACCAACACTAGATTCAATATCCAACATGTTGGTAGCCATTTGTTCGATTGCTTTGAATGATGTACCTAATAGTTTAGCTTTAACTACAGATTTTTCTAAACTACCAGGAAACTTCCTATATGCCATTTGGATTTCTCCACCTAAATCTGCTATCTCTGTTAATGCCATTTTCAAAACACCTGTCATTTTGGTATTTTTTTCAAATGATTTTGCCATTTCTTCAGTTGCAGCAATTGTTTCAATTGCAGTTTTACCTAAACCAGCGGCATATAATTGATATGCATTAGCTTGTTCTGCAGATAGCTTTAAATGATCAGTTAATGCTGCATTACCGGCTATTAGTTTATTACCAAATTCTCCACTTTTTGCAATCACACTAGATAATCCAGGCAACATTAGATTAATATTTTCTGCATATTTTCTTACGTTGGATCCGCCAACTTTTAATGTTTCTCCTATTTCATCATATTTTTCACCTAATTCTGCAGCTTTTTTACTTGTAATACCAAAACTCGTATTTAATGATGCATTTCTTTGTTCTAAAAATGTTGCAGCTTTTACTGAAGCAATCATTGCTTGAGCATGTGCATCCATATCTTTAGTCATTTCTAGAATGCCTCGTTGAAGCTGAAGATTTGTTGTGTTAAGACTGTCTAAGGCAGCTTGATATTTTTCTGTAGCTCCAGTACTGGCGGACATTCCTTTAATTATGTTCTGTATATCGGCAGCTAATTTGTTTTTAGCTGCTTCATCCATTGTAACAACTTTTTTATCCGCTGGTTCAGTACCATGTTTAGATTGCTGTTTAAGTCTAGCTATTAATATGTAAAGGTTTTGTATCATATACATATAAATATAAAATTATTTGAATTTTGACAATGTTTTAGAGCCTGGTACTTTTTTTGGCGTTTTATTGTTTTTTGGATCCGCTGCAGCTTGTTTAATAGCAAGAATTTCATTGAGTTTGTTAATCCATAATTTCCTAATAGGAATTGGCATATTGTAAACAGTTTCCCAACTCCATCGGCCTTCTCCGTGCCATATCAAATTAAACAAGTTTTCGTGTAATAATATCCGGTCTTTAGGTTTAAACCCAAAAAAGGTCTGATCCAATCTGAAACCTGGCAGTAAAGGTGCCTCCGTTTTCACCCTCAAATTCTGCTTCTAATTTAATACCAGGCATATTGTCAGAAATATAAGTTCTCAATTGTTTTGATTCAATTGGTTTCATTTGATATCGAATATATTGTTCTATTTTAAATGCATCTCTAGTTTCATTAACTTGTTTAATTGATTTTTTTAAAAAATCAGAAAGTGCATGTTCTGAAGATATTGAATTTGATTCTGTTTTATTTAAAAATTTAAACTTAACTACAGTTTCTGAATTTATTCTATATTCAAATTCTCCGTTTTCATCTGCTTGTAATAAAAATGGATTCATTTCTAATTTTGATAAATCTAAAACTCGATTCAAAGTACTTTTAGTTTCAGGATCTGTTACGGTAACCGTATATTCATTTCCATAACCATGAATTCTGGCAGCAATTATTAAAACATCTCTATCTGCAACAATCATTTCATCTAGATTAACATCATTTAATATTAAAGATTTTATTAACTTGTCTAAAACAACTCCTTGCTTAATATATGTAGCATTAGTTAAAATGTCTTCATCGTATGCAGTCATATAACGCATTTCAACTTGTCCGGAATGAAGTGGACTAGATTTTGGATAAACTAATCCATTACTCGGAAGCGGGACTATAATGGATGGTATCGTATTTTTTTGACGATTTTCAAAATTTTGTTTAGCTAGGTCAACTAAATTTTTGTCAGATAAATGTTCTGTCATTGGCATAAACTTTCCTTTTTATAACTTTTATATAAATATGTAGAAACATAAAAAATGGGCATAAACAATATATGCCCATATTTTTAAAAATAATTTTTTAATAACTTAATATTGCGTAATCATAGTTCAATGTAGCATCAATCATTACTACATCTTCTGAAGACCAATCTAAACTACCGAAGTTGATTTCTTGCAAATATGCACCTTTAATTATCCATTGTTCAATAACTTCTCCTAGTGGAGACAATTGATAAAGTAAAAGATCTTCTTTATACATATCAGCATACCCATCTCTACCTGTTACAGATTCATGATGCTTACGAACCCATTCCATACAAGCTTGTGCTGCAGACGGAACAATTGCATCATAAATTGTTATAGCCATACTATTCCAAGATGATTTACCTTTTAATTTTCTTTTAACGTTGATATGATCTAAAACCAATTCACCATTTGTCATTGAAGGTTTAGCAGCTGTTTTAATTAAAAATGCTGGTATTCCTGCTTGTTGCATTTCAAGTACAAATTTATGTTGATATTTAGGTTCCCATGTATATGCATTATCGAAAAAATTACTTTCTAAGCCATAGTCAGTTAAATTTTGTGCTGAATATGGATTACCAGTAACTGCACCTGGGTTAACGTCTTGAGATAATCCATTTGCTTTTGCAAATATGCTATCATATGATTGTGCCATAATATTCCTTTACTTTATTAATAAATATAATAACAGTAAAAAAGGCAGAACAAATATCCTGCCTTTCTTGTTTTTAAATTAAAATTATCCAAATGCCGCACCAGTTGGTTGAATATTGAAGTCTAAAACAATAAATTCAGCTGTTCTAGTTGGTTGTAAAAACAATTGTCCATACAATATATTTCTATCAATAAGATCTGGTGTATTATTTGATGCATCCATTACTACTCGGAATGCTGATAAACCTGCATTTCTTTGTACATCTAATAAATACGGCTCAACAATACTTATAAATCTTTTTCTAGTTGCATCTGTATTTTGATCAAATACCAAGAATCTTGTAGACGATGCAATAAATTTCTTAACTGCAATTAATAAACGTCGTACATTTACTCTATCTAATGCACTAGCAGAAACTTGCAATGTTTTTTGACCCCAAACTACAATGTTTTGATTAGGAAAAGATGCAATTGGATTAACACGATTTTCATACAATGTATCTCGTTGTGCTTGAGATAAATTGATAGCTGTTTGAAGTGCTGGTACTCCTCCTCTTGTTAAACCTGCAGGAGCATACCAAGGCTTACTAACAAAATCGTTTTGAGCAAGAACACCGCCAATTAAAACTGATGGTGGTACCCATAATGTTCCTCCGCCAGCTGGATTATTAATACTTAACCAAGGCCAATATGTTGCTGTATAATTATTGTCAATTGTTCTAACTTGATCAATTACATTTTGTATTGTAGCTGTTTTTTCATTAGAATCCATAACATAAAATACATCTTGTCGATCTCTACATAAATTTCTAGCATTATTTGTTACAGTTCCATGTAAACTATCAATCAATCCAGGTGTTAACAACACATTCATATCATAATAATCAGTATTGCTTAACAATGTAAATGCTTTGTTATAAGCTTTAGAACCTGGTGATGAATCTAAACTACAATCAAATCCAAACGTATTTGCTGCTGTAATATTTTCTCCGGAATATTTAGGTAAATTTGGACGAGCTCCATCAAATCCACCTTGCATTGGTACCATGAATTTTCTTGTATTAATTGATACATTTGCTTCAAATGTTCCTGCTGTTAATGCAGCGGTTAATGAGCCTGAGTATGCTGTTAATACGGTTGGAAAATTATAGTTAGCTGATTGAGAAACATCTCCAAGATAAAAATCTACATTATTACCAACCGTTGCACCCGTTGTTGGAATCGGAGCTAAATAATTCAAATTTGCTATTTCTAGAAAATCAAATCCATGATATACTGAACTATTAAATGATCCGCCAAATGTTTGTGTTGTTTTATAAATTGCTGCAGGAATATTAACACTACTTGATACCATTGGTATTGGAGATTGAACTGCGCGGAATCCAAATGGAAATAGTGTTTTAGAAATTGATTTATTTTTTACTGCCGCATCTACTTCAACTCTTACATATGGATTTGTATTTTCATAGTCACCATACAAGAAAATTTGATTATCATCATCAATAGTTTGATATCTATCTCCAATTTTTTTAGCAATATAATCTGCAGAATCTGGATTCAAACAACAATTAGTAAATACAACTTCAGGTGGCGTATTAAGAACATCAGAATCTTGTATGTTAGTACCAAATACTGAATTTTTTATGTTTTGAGTATCAACTCTTCTAATTACAACATCAAAACGAGCATATTTGTCTGAATCTATTACTTCTGCAGAAGTTTTTATGTTAGAAATACCAACTTTCAATTCATAATTTGTTGCATCGCCATGAGATAATGAATGAATTTTAAATAAATTAGTTACAGATGATCCAATTTTTTGTGAAGTAATCCATGGAGTTTCTGCAGCTTGATAATCTTGTACAAATGCATAAGTTGATATCTTTTCTAAAGACATTGAAACTGCTGATAAATTTGGAAATAATGAAGCTGTATATGGATTTGAATATTGCACATATACTGGATAATCTTGTCCTTTTGGTGATTGTCCAAATACATCCGTAATATAATTTGAATCAGACGGATTAATTGATGCTGAAATTGATGCACCTTCTGTATAAGTAAATGCTGTAAATCCTGGAATTGCTGTTGCTGTATATGAACCAGACAATTTTAATTCAAATTTGCCATTTACATCGGTATTTAATACTGAATCAGCAAATCCGTAATTAGTTGCACTTACAGGCGCCGTTGGATGTAATACATGAGTTACATATTTTTGAGAACCAGACTGCGCTACAATAGCTAATGCTCCATTTGTTAATGAATATCCATCTTCATATAAAATACGTGTAACAGTTATTACATTTCCGTCATTTTCTAAATAAGATTTTACTGCTGCTGGTACATATGAATCATTATATTGACCGCCAAATGTATCATTAAAATCAGCAATACTTGAAATTTGTATAGGTGTATATGCAGGACCTTTAAGTGTTGGTCCTACTATTGCTGCACCAATTTGTGCAATTGTACCTGGTAAGAATGATACGTCAATTTCTCTCGTATAAACTCCAGGCGAAACTATTCTTTCTGCCATTAGTTACTCCTTTGATTTTTTAAAATAAATATGATGTTATTGAGTCAAACCTTCTGATTCAGTAAATGTTCCATCAGCAATGTTGATTTGACCTTCACCATAACGAGCTCGCATCTTATCAACTAATTCAGATTCAGCTTGTTGTAGCTGTTCAAACTCTTGTAGATATTTAATTCGTTCTTGTTTAAGTTGTTCTAGTTGTGTTTCTAAAAAATGTGTTTCAATTGCAATGTTTCCGAGAATATTTGCATTTTGAGCAAATTGTTCACGTATTGATTGTATTTCTTCTAAATGTTCTTTGTCCAGTTTACGAGTCATAACTTTGTTCCTTCTTTTGTTTTATTATATGAAAATTATATTGCATTTCAAACCGTAAATGCCGTTACTATTGCTGCAATTGAAGCAGAAGTTGATGTATTAGCTAAGCGCTGTCCTATTGAGTTTGATGCCGTTAGGGAAGTAATTGCCATGTTCCATAAGTCTTCTGGTTTTGTTAAAGCTGATCCGGACGAGTTGTCTACCGGTACTCCCCATGATACCGATCTAGGGTCTGGTACTTGCATTGAACCTGTTAATTCATTTCCAGGACCGTAAATTACGCCAGCTCTAACGTTTGAACCTGAAGGTACTCCGGTTACTTGATCGGGTGATAAAAGTGAGATTGTATTGGTTGAACCAGATACTCCAATCGTGTAGCGAGTTGTTACATCATCATATAATTGCACGTTATAACAATATATTGCATTACGTGAACCGGAATTTATAAATGGGCCAGAGAATACGTTGGTTGCTGTGGTTGAAGTTGAGGAAACTGCATTAGATGCAGTCGATGCTGCTATTTGTCCTATTACGTTTATAATACCTGCTGTACTTGAAGCAATTGCTCCCCACAATCTCGATGTTACATTTCCTGTTACATTTATCGTACCTATAGATGAATTTGCAATTGCGCTTGATACAAGTCCACCAAAGGAATTACTTGCAAGAACATTTCCTGTTACATTAATAACCCCAGTTCCAGAATTTAAAATTGTTTGTGAAGTGCCGGCGCCACCAGCACTACCCCCTGTTATATTACCCGTAATATTAATAGTACCATTTTGGATATTTGTTATTGCAGTATTACCAGATCCTGCACCTGCAGGAAGTATATTTCCTACTACATTAATGGTACCGGAGGATAAATTTGATATAGTAGATAATGTTGTACCCCCGGTGCCGTTTAATCCAGATACATCTCCTATTATATTAATAGTCCCATTCAATATATTATTTATACATCGTTCTTCATTACCACTATTTTGATTTAAAGCAGATGTTATTGTAATACTTTCAGTGTTATAATTTAATATAAGAATATTTGATGCAACTGTATTTCTAATTAAACTAGCTGATATATTATAATTTCCATATATTTCAATTCTACCTCCTGCAACTGCACTTCCTGTTGCTGCTGTTCGTATACTAGTAACTGTAATGTTTTGATCTAACGTTACCGTTTGGTTATTTAAAAACACATCATCAGATGCAGTAGGAATAAGTGACCCAGACCATATTGCGGCATTACTCCAATTACCAGAAGCTATGGGCCATCTATTTGGCATATTATTTTCCTTTAAAGGCAGCAATAGTTGCTGCTGTGGTTTGTACTGTTGCTATATTTTTTAAACGAGCTCCAATTGAATTGGAACCTGTTAAATTTTGTGTTGCATAATTCAAAATGTCTTGTGGGGTCAATGTAGCAGAACCTGTTGCATTATCCACGGGTACTCCGTAACGTACGGAACTTGTTGAAGGTACTGCCATTGAACCAGAAAATTCATTTGATCCACCATATAAACTTCCACTTCGTACATTGGTTTGGGTAGGTAAACTAGAAGTAAATGACGTATCGTAAAATGTAACTTCTCTAGGAAATGTATCTGTTTCTAGTGTATATGTTGGAGTTGAAGTTGATATAAGTTGTATTTTAGGCGAATATACTGGGTTGATATTGTTTTGAGATGTAATTAATGGTCCTGTAACGCGTACTGTTGCTGAGGTTGAAGTTGATGATACGCCGGGAGCATTGTTATTTGCTGTAATTAGACCATTAATGTTAATTGTACTGGCTACTGTTGATGAAATACCTGATGATGCGCCAACTGAATAAACACTTCCAGTAATATTTACAGTCATTGTACCTGCACCTAAACCAATACCTGCATTGTTGTTCCCAATAACAGGACCTATATAGTTTAAAACACCCGTGTTTGCTCCTCTTGTTTGTACTTGCATATTACCTGTACTTGTACCTAAAATAAATGCACTTCCGGAAAAATTAACTTGAGCATTTCCTGCACCTATAGCAATCGGTGCATGGTTTGTAGCTGAGTATAAATTCCCAGCAATACTAGCAGTACCGTTATTGATAAACACACAAGCACCAGCTGAATTTCCTACATCGCCATTTGTTCTTAAATTTCCTTGTATAAAAGCACTACCTGTAGTTATTAGTATTCCATAATTATCAGTAGAACCTCCGCCAGCTACTCCAGAAGAAACACTACCCGTAACATATATAGTTCCACCATTAGTAACACGAACGCCATATCCATTAAGAACATCGCCGCCTTGTATACTAGAAGAAATGTATACTACGTGCGAACCGGTGACAATTAATACAGCAGATGAATTAGCTGATACAATTCCTGCAGTTGTTCTAGAGGCAGTAATAGATATACCGTTTGTTGAAATATAATTCCCTCCCACTACTGCACTACCAGATGCTCTGTTACTAATACTAGAAACATTAATATTCTGATCTATAGTTACAGTATATGTATTTGTAAACACATCATCAGATGCAGTAGGTAAAGTTAAACCACCATTCCAAGTAGCTAAACTACTCCAATTACCTGATGCTACTGCGTATCTTACTGGCATATTCTATAAATTTCCTTTTGAAGCTATTGCAGAAGCATCTGTTGCAACTGTTGCAACATTACGTAAACGTGCTCCTAAGCTTCCTGTTGTTGTTAAATTATTTGTATCTATACCCCATACACTTTGTACGTCAAATGAAGCAGAACCTGTTGTATTGTCTACAGGTACTCCTTTAAGTACAGAACCGGTAGAAGGTATTGCTACTGTTCCTGTGAATTGATTTGTATCTCCAAATATGGTTCCTTGTCTTACGTTTGAGGCAGATGGGAAATTCCCCGGATAATTTTGTGTATATAAGGTTCTTTGTTCTTGGGCTGTTTCTGTGTCAAAGGTCCATGTTGGGGTTGAACCTGAAAGTAGTTGAAGATTAACTGCGTATACTGCATTTCGATTATTTACATTATAAAATGGCCCTGTAAATGCATTAATAGCAGTTGCACTAGTTGATTGTACACCTGGAAATGATGTGCTGGATGAAATAGGTCCATTAATTTTTAAGATACTAGCACCAGATAATGTAATTGCAGATGCACCTGTTCCTGTTATTATAGAACCTGATATATTTATTGTGCTAGCTTGTGTACTACTAATAGCCGGGGCAATTCGGGAGATGCAACTTCCTGTTATATTTATAGTACATGCTGAGGTTGTATTAGTTATTGCCGTTCCACCAGTACCAAATGTGCCCCCTGATATATTTCCTAATATGTTTAAAATACATGATGAGTTAGCATAAATAGCATTAGCTGAGGGAGCAGCTGCATTAGTACCTCCGGTAACATTTCCTATAATATTTACAGTTGCAGCCGCACCTATATTTAAGGGAGCATTTACTCCACCACTATTAAAAAGGGGATTTGATAATTCTCCATTAATATTTACAGTACTTACACTATTAACAGATACTGCAAATGTTCCTCCACCACCACCAGATGCCCCAGTTAAATTTGAATTTATAGTTACTATTATACCAACTCCTGTTATTCTAACTAAACCACCTCCAGAATTAATAGATTTTGCTATTATACCATTTGTTGCTGTACATGTTAATGTTCTATTTGTAGTAATAGCTAAATTACTAGTAGTATTTGCAGCTCCGGTTAATGATATTATAGTAGCATCAATATCTAATGTTACTGTGTGATTAGCTCCAATAACAACATCATCTACTGATGTAGGAACTACTCCACCAACCCATGTTCCAGTTGCTGACCAATTTCCGGTTGCTGTCGATGTTATTGTAGCCATATTACACTTTAAATGATGATATGGTAGCTCCCGTTGTTTGTACAGTGGAAGCTCCGGTTAATAAATTTCCTATACTACCCGAGGTAGTTAATGTTTGTGTTGCAATATCAAACATATCTTGTGCTGTTAAAATAGCAGAACCTGTTGTGTTATCTACAGCAACTCCCGTTTTTACTACGGTTGGATCAGGCATTTCAAGTGAGCCAGTTAATCCAAAATTATATTGTGTTCCTTTTCGTACATCTGTTTGTCGAGGTACTCCGGGAAGTTGATTTGAAGTATATAGTGTTTTTGTTACACCTGCTGTTTCTGTGTCAAATCTCCAAGATGATGAAGTGCTTAACATTTGCATACGATATGCATAAACTGCATTATATGAACCTGTATTGTAGAATGGACCTGTGAATAGGTTTGTTGCGGTAGTTGAGGTTGATGATACTCCAACAGCTGTTGTGCTAGAAGATATGGGACCTCGTACTATAATAGTACCTGCAGTTGTTGATGTTATAGCAGCTGTTGATGTTCCTGTGGATACTGATCCTGTAACTATTACTGTACCTGTAGAAGTATTGGTTATTACAGCAGGTTGATTTCCTCCACCTTGGTCACTGGTTAAATTTCCAAATACATTTAATATACCTACTCCGGAATTTGTAATAACAGCCCCAGCACCGTTTGCATATAAATTACCTATTATATTCATAGAACCTACTGCTGAATGTTGTATAGTAATTGTAGATGAACCACCGGTCCAAACTACAGTGCAGTTCCCTAATATATTTACTGTTTGGGGGTTTAATTGGTTATAAACAGATTGGCTTCGTCCACCTGATATAGAACCAGTAATTATAACAGGGCAACTACCTGAAATTCTTAGGTTATGGTTAGTAAAAGTACTGGTTCCTGCCGTTCCATTTAAGGAACCAGATATTGAACATAACGACCCGGTTATTAAAAACACACCATGAGCATTTGTTGCACCCGTTGCTGGTCCATTATTTAATAAACTACCAGTAATGATTAAAGTACCAGGAACGTTCATGACTATAGTACTACTATTAGGTGCGCCAGATGCAGTTATATCTCCTATAATTGTAATAGTACCTGTTGAATTTATTACTAGAGATCCAGTTCTACTTATCGAACCAGTAGTAAAAAAAGATGAACTAAATGATACAGAATCAGATCCAGTTACTATAAATAATGTACCCGATGCGGAAAAAATACCTCTTGAACTAGTAATACTAATTCCGTTAGTTGAAATAAATGTACCATCGCCTAATACGGAACCTGTTGGAGAATTTTGTAATGATCTAACAGATATATTTTGATCTACTGTAATTATTCGATTATTAGCAAATACATCATCAGATGCAGTAGGAATAAGTGATCCGCTCCAAATTGCAGCGTTACTCCAATTACCTGATGCGATGGGCCATCTATTTGGCATTTACAATCCTTTCTCCGTTACGTATTGTTGAATTGTTGCAAGTATTTGATATGCTGCGTTTTCAGCAGGCATATCCTCAGAGGCAAATACATCCAAATACACCACAGGTCGATCATGTCCTTGTAAAACATCTAATGTACCTTCTTGTGTTTCTCGGTAAGGTGTTAAACGCATTGCTACACTTGCACCAACTTCGGTTTCTCGAACTAAAGGCGAAATTGATAGATTTACAGTATAGTATGGATATTCAACGCCATCTACTATGATCGGGTTTGTGGATTGAATTGGCATAACTTTCCTTTATTATAAATATGTAACAATGTATCTATCGGTCCAGGCAGCACTTGCAGTTACTTGTGTTATGGTATCTCCAGATGCGGATATTGCTAATCGAGACAATGTCCATACTGTGGCAGACTCTGCAGATCCTACTGGAGCATATCCTGTGTAAAGATAATTTACGTTTGGATCGAGTGAGCTGGTATAATCACTTCTGCGAATGTATTCTGTTGCACCTACTCCTGTTAAGCCAGATCCATCTCCGACGAATGACCCAGTGAATGAACCAGTAACGGCATCTGCTACAACACTTCCGGTGAATTCAGCTAAACCAATATTTCGGAATGTTGATGAACCGGACACTGTTAATGAACCCGATATAGTTACTACACCATTACCTGCTACAAGCAAATTATGCAAATTAGCCGAATCAGCACCATCTCCAATCACAAATGAACTTGATTGAGGTACTGGAGCGTTGTATCGTCCTACTACGGATTGATAATAACCATGGGTAATTGTGCCGATGCCGGCTGCGTGTGAACCATACCCCAATGTAATTGTTGATTCTCCTTCAGCATGTGATGAGTTACCAATTGTTTGATCTGCATAAGTTGGTTGTGATTGTCCTTGTACTCCTACATAATTTGCAGCTTGTGGGTCATATGTAGTATCAACTAGTGTTACTTCCGTTTCGCCGTTTCCGTTAATGCTAACACTAGCAACTTCATGTATTAGTACTGCGTATTGAGTAGCATCTTCAACGTAAATTACGGTACCTGGTGTGAACGTTGCAGATAAATCTCCATAATAACTTGCAAATGTTATTACTCCTGCAGCAATATTAACTGTGCTATATGCATTATAACCACTCGTAGTACTGCCTCCTTCGGCGTGCGAATATTGACCAATTGATACAACACTAGCTCCTTCTGCGTGTGAAGCATAGCCATATGCTGAATTTCCTTCTCCTTCGGCGTGCGAATATTGACCAATTGATACAACACTAGCTCCTTCTGCGTGTGAAGCATAGCCATATGCTGAATTTCCTTCTCCTTCTGCGTGTGAAGCGTCACCAATTGCACTTGCCGAAGATCCTTCTGCGTGAGCATATGTTCCGCCCAATTGATCAGCTACGTTTCCACTTTTATCTACAATACCAGCAGCTGCTATCGTTGTTGAATTATCATTTAAAAGTTGGAATACTGTATTGGTACCATTAAACATGCTACCAGTAACAATACCTTTTGTAATTCCATTACCAACAGCAGCAATATCGCCCCACCATATTGTTGTACCATCGGCATATGTTGAAGTTAAATCACCTAGTGTAGCATCAATTTCTACAACGCCGGCGTTAATACTACATGAATATGCAGACATACCTGTTGTTGTTTGTGAGCCTTCTGCGTGTGAAAGTCTACCAATTGCAGTAGTAGCATCTCCTTGAGCGTGTGACCATTGTCCCTTTACTTTTACGCCTTTACCATTTGCTAATGATGCTATAGTTCTATTAAAATATAAACTATCACTACCTCCAAATGAACCACTATCATTAAATTGTATATAGCTATTAGAACCGCCTGCCGGTGCCCATGATGCTGATACAGCATTAGATGCAGTACCTTGCAATGACCCGGTTATGCTCGATGCAATTAAACTTCCGGTTAAATTTACTGTGGTTGCACCACCTAAAGCAATATCAATATTAAATCTATGATATCCTTTAACATATTGAAATGAACCGGTAGAATTTACATATGATATAAATCCAGTTTGTGTATCTCCGCCTAATGGTAATATAGTATTTGATTGTAATGCATGCGATGCGGTAGTAGCAGTAGTGGCAGTTCCAAACAAACTACCGGTTATACCTTCAGTTACCGTAAGTGAACCAGTTACAATTGTTACAGATCCTGAACTATATATTTGTGAATCATCTAAATGATCACCACCATCGCTTCTAGGTATACGCCATTTAGTTAAATTTGGTTCATCTCCTAGTGATCCTGTATTACGAGGACCTGATAAAAGCATTCCTCCGGAGTATGTTGAGCCCGATACATTTTGATATACCCAATGATTATGTAATGAATCCCAAGCTAATGATGCTGTTGCTGTGCTAGATCCAGAATCATATACTTTTAATCCACCAAATCTTTCTACAGGTTCAAATACATTTACAGAAATAAATGATTCGCTAACGTATAGATTTGATGCAGTAACGTTAACAAATGAAGCTGATCCGTAAAATGTTGCAGGGCCAACTACCGTCAAAGATCCGGATATATATACATTTTGATTGAGATCATTTACTGAATTTGCAACTGTTGCAAATGATGCTGATACTGCATTCAATACATAGCTAGCAGTTTGAGCGGTTACTATGTAACTAGCCGTAGATGCAAAAGAAGCACTTGTAGCAGTAGAAGCATTTCCTGTTAAATCAGCGGTTAATGTTGATAAATTTTGCCATTTGCCAGAAGTATTATTGTATACTAATGGCTGTCCATTTAATGGTCCTGAAATAGATACATCTGATAAACCTGATAATGTTTGGGTTATTATGGAACCACCGCCGCCTGATCCTCCTACTTGTCTAAATAGTCCCCCAGGAACAATTGTAAAATCAGCAGGAGTAGTTAATACACCATTACCTCTAATTATTATTGCACCTAAATAAATAGCATTAGCCGATGTGTTTGGTGCTTCGACAAACGATTCAATGTTAATATTAGCAATAGCGTCTGCTTCTGTTGAATATGATTGATTACCGTAATAGACAACTATTGCTTTAATAACTGAGTTTGGAAACCAAAATACTCGTTGAATTGACCAGTCATTAGGTTGTACTGTTGTAAGAGTACCGTTATTTGAATATTGACTCGGGTTGATTGTGGCGAATCCTGCACCCCCATTTGTATTGTATACCCAAGTAGAACCAGATTGATGATATCTGAAAATTTTGGATACGTTAGTTCCATTATCAACAGTATAGTAAGGTTCGTTTGGATCTACAGCATAATTAGACCCAGGGGCATATGCTGTACCGCTAGCTACTATAAGACTACCAGTTGAAGAACCACTAGGTGCTAAAGTATATCCGGATAACTTTAAAGGTCCAAATGCTCTATTAAATACATTTTGCTGTTGTTCAAAACCATATGCTACAGAAGGTTGTGTTTTAACACCATTAATTGTGGATTGGTTTTGAAAAAATACTCCACCTATATTAATTATGCTATCAAATTGACCGTTGCTAAACGGAGTACCTTGAGCAAAAATGTTACCAGTTGTGTCAATACCAACAAAGGCTTGTTGATATGAAGCTGTCAATGGAGCAATACTTGCAGACAAATTCCCCCATTGTAAAAATTGTATTACCGGATACGGATCATTTGCTAAAGACGCATTCAAATTTACTATAATACCACTACCGCTTGAAATTCGATAAATGGTAGATGACGCCGTCGTAATTAAACCACCATGTAAAAGTCCGGTATATAAGTTACCTTCTAACCAACGTAAGCGAGTTACGTTATTATATCCGGGGCTGTTTTGTGAAAAATATAAATCTTGGGTTGAACCAGAAACATAAATATAAGAAGCTGTTACAGATGTATCTATGTTAGTAATTACAGGATCAAATCTATGATAACCACTTTGTCTAATATCACCGTATATTTGTATAGTTGGCAAAGGTGAACCTATAGGTGATGATCCTGAAATTGTTAGGCTTCCTGATAAGAGAGTATTACCTAGTAACGTGTTAGTACCAATTTGTGTAGTCGAACCTGATATGGTTAGCGACCCAGTTAACTGTACGTCTTGTCGTAATGGTAAAACATATGATGCTGTTAATGCAGATGTTGCAAATGATGCTGAGACTGATTGCAAAACATAACTTGCTGTCTGCGCTGTCGTTATAAATGACGCAGTTTGCGAGAAACTAGATGATACTGCATTTA